AGCCACGAAGTCACCAGTCTGGGCCTTCACCAATCGACGAACCTGAGTGATACCGTTAGGGTTCACCAAGCCGATGATCTTAGAGGACACCATGGCGAACTTAATCATGGCCTCATGGAGCGACTCAAGGGAGTTCAGGTCGCCCAGATACTCCTCGACATGGGAGCGCCCGTAGTGTTCGCCATCACGCTTGGTCCACCGAACGGCGATCCAAGGACAGGCGTCCAGCGGGTACTGACCATCAGAGCCTTCGATCTCCACGTCATCCACTTCCTGATACGACAGGAACTCACCGGACTCATCATCCAGATAGATGTGTGTGTAGACCTCGATCTCTTGCTCAGGCTTGCGTTCCTGCCCCTCGTTGCCGAGAGAGTTCCGAACGTCCTCAGGGAGTGCCGCAAAGGCGACCTTATCCAAGGTGACGATCTGCAAGACGTTCCCGAAGGCATCTCGCTGGACCACATGGTTGTGCAGGGTGTAGAGCTTCATCGGGTTGTATGCCGATGAGGTTGCATCAGGTGGCGGCAGGTACAGCAGTCCAGAGCCAGCAAGGGCCAACTGACGGATCAGCTCAAAGAGCGTCACACGATAGGAGTTGGCTTCCATGTAGGACATCAGGATGCGTTCAACCATGCCCAGCCCTTGTTCCACTACAGCCAGTTGCGAAGGGTCGGAGACCAGTTGCTTGGCCTGCCACTCGGACACCTTGAGCTTCATCCACGTTTGTAACGGGAACAGAGCGAGCATCACTTTGGCAGACAGGTTGTTCAGGCCACGAGCGCCCACGGCTTGCCACGGAGTGGTGTAGTCGGTAGAGGCGTTGTCGGAGTCTTTCGGGAACAGAGATGGGATGGTGACCTTGGCGCAGTTTTCTGCTCGGGTCTCGTAAGGAACACGGTCGTTCTTCAGTCGTTCGTAAACGGCCTTAGCACCTTCCCCGGCGAGCCCTTGGCGTTTTGAATCAGCCATGGGTCACCTCCTTAGATATTGATGCCAGTACCAGCAGAACGAGCAACGGACAGACCGCGCTTACCTTTCGCACGGGCAGCCTTCTTGGCAGCCTCGGTGTCAGCATCATCGGAACCATCGGTGCTTTCTTTAGGAGCCTCAACGGTGGCCGCAGCGTTAGCTACAGGGGCCGGTGCAGCGACTGGTGCGACAACTGGTGCAGCCTCAGCGACTGCCTTTGGTTCTTCACTGTTACCACCACCGATAATGCCAGCCGGGTCAGCGACCTTAACGACAGCCTTGGTGACTTTCTTGACCAGCTTCTTGATTTTCTTGCCCATGAGATTTCTCCTTGAGTTGTGTGTAATTAATTTCATAGCGACCAGTGCCTAAGCGCTTGGTGTATGCGATGAACTGGTGGTTGGCCGAACGGGCGATCTCAATGATCTTGCGCTGGATGGTGCGACCCACTGCTCCACGATGCTCAGGGCGAATGAAGCGCCACTGGACACCGAGGCAAGGGCCTATGTGGTCATCGTCGTCATCGACCAGCACAGCGAAGCCTATGAGGGCTCCTTCAGGGTCCCGTGCGATAACCTCACAGCGGTCGATAGACTCGGTGGCATAGCAGATGCGTGAATAGGCTTCGATCCTCGACGAGCCCCAAGTGAACTCAGGGTAGGCGTCAAGGATCTCAGCGAGGCACTCACGGAATACAGCTTGCTCACCGGGCGACTTGAAGACCACGGAGAGGATCACTTAGTGACCTTCTTCATGGCGCGCTTGATGGATGCAGCAGGCTTGCCCTTCTTGAGGGTGCCAGTGCCTGTATCAGCAGCGACAGCATCAGAAGAACCATCACCTTTGTCGGAGTCAGAACGCTTGACTTTGAGACCGTCAATGCCGTCCTCGGTCCCCTTGCCTTCTTCTTCAGGGGTGGCCCCGAACTCGACACCCTTGGGTTCTTCAATGAGAACCGGCTCAGGCGCTTTCACAGCCTCAGGGTTTGTCTTAGGGACCTTCTGTTTGGATTTGAAACACATGAGGGTCACTCCTCCATTTGTGGATGATTGGTCTCCTGCATCAGCTCCACGATCTCGCAGGCAGCATTGCAGCCATCCACGAAGCCCATGATGTAGCCCTCGGAGTACCCCGCTTTACGGAGTTCATCGAGGGCACCAGTGGCGATCAGGTAGGTAGCGTTGAGGCGGACGTTGAGATAGTCGGCAGTAGCCGGGGCGATGTCAGGGATGTCATCAGGGTTATTGATGTGGTGTTGAATCTGTTTGAGCAAAGTTCCTCCTTGGGCTCTATCGGTAAAATCCAATAGAACCCCTTAGGGTAGCCATAGTGAGGGTATTTAAATCGGGGACCAGAGGATCGGCTTCATGGTCTCGAAGTCGAAGTCAGAGGCGCGGCAGATGCGAGCCACTTGAGCTTGAACAATGAGGTCCTCTTCGGACATCCCTTGCTTCTCAGCGAGGTTCGTCATGCAGCGCCAGATGTGTGCGTTGCGGTCACCCTCAACGAACTCACAAGCGGACTCAGCCCAGAACTCAACGGTCTCGCCCTTGCGGGCACCAGACTTCATCACCTTAGTGTCCTTGTAGAAGTACGAGGGCTCCTTGAGCCACTCCCACAGACCACCATTGAATGCCTCACCGACTCCAGGCACACCACCATAACCATCGGTAGTGTCGCCCTTGAGGGTCTGAAAGAAGTGGTGACGATCCGCAGTGGCCTCGTCGTTCTTCACAAGGTCCATCTCGGTCAGCCAGAAGAAGTATCCCGGCACCGTGTTGAAGTCCTTGTCGCAGCTCACGGAGATAACGCGGTCGCAGCCAACGAACTCAGGCTTGGTCATAAAGATCCCGCAGAGGTCATCGCCTTCCATACCATCCCACTTGAAGCTCAGGGCACCGAAGTGTTCCATCACCTCATCGCAGAACTTGCGGTAACCAACTGGCTTGCGCTTACCTTTACGGTTCGCCTTGTAGGTCTCAAGGACCTCCTTACGCCAGTTGTTGTCACCGCTCAGGATGCAGATGTCCACGAACTCATACATGTCAGGCGTGAGCTTGAACTTGCGCTTGAGTTGACCGGCGATGTCTGCCTTGATGGTCTTGATGGTGCCGAACAGAATGTCACGGGCTTTCTTGTGATCGCAGTACAGCGTCCACACGTCCTCGCCCCAGTCCTGCTCCTCCTCAGCGGCACTCATGGCCGAGAAGATTAGGTAGTCCATGTCATGGGCAAGGCCGATTTTCAGTTTGCTCAAACAGCACCTCCATGTTCAGTGAGGAATAGTTGGCCAGCGGTGGTCAGGGTCCAGAGACCCATGTTCTTACCGGCAGTTGAGAGGCACGAGATATGGCCACGACTGGAAGCTTCATTGACCAGCCCGATACGAGAACGAACGAAGTCGCTCTGGTACGAACGGGCTTGCTTCTTGATTTCCCAGAGGACCTTTAAGTACTCGTTCACTTCAGCACCGCAGGGATACGGACTGGCTCACGAAGGCCGGTCTGCTTGAGTTCGCAGCCGATGTTCGCAGCACGGTTCGGGTGGAAGCAGGTGTCTTGGGTGCAGCGGTCACAACTGCGAGGCAGCATCGGGCAGTCGAAGGACACCTTGATGTCACCGACAGTGACGGTCGCTTCGTTACCGGGCAGCTCACGCTCAATGCCCTCACGGACGGTCTCACGGATGCCTTTGCGATAGATGATCTCAAGGACCTCCTCATCGCTACGGTCGCCGACCAGCAGGTGGTAGCCAGCCAGAGCTTCGCCTTTCATCTTGGCGACCTTCTCAGCGGGCAGGGCACGGGCCTTCACGCGGTCAGCTTGGAACTCAAGGACGGTCTCGGTCTTCACAACGATGGACATCGGGAAGTTCACGGTGATTTTCAGGGTCTTGCTCATAAGGATCTCCTTAGTGACACTCACGCCATGTGGGTCCGATCTTGTAGTCGGTGTCCAATGGGCAGCGGAAGTTGAATGATTCGCCAACATTGCGGATTGCTTGTTGACAGATTGCAGCGATGATCTCAGCGATCTCAGGGGTGCGGCAGGCGATCTGAAGTTCGTCGTGGACCCATGCCATAAAGCAGAAGTCACCGGGATTCCCTTCATCGTCATACCAGCCATGGACGTAGCCCTGCTCTTGGCAGAGACGCTCCACTTCGACGACCCACTTCTTGCACACCAAGGCACCAGCGGACTGGAGCAGCGAGTTGAGCGCAGAGTGTGGGGAGCGGACATGGATCTTTCGGCCATCGAGACCTTTGATCCAACGGCGCTTCCACTTGATGTCGAACTTGCGAGTGGCTTGGTTCCACTTCTGCTCGGAGATGAGTTGTTCTTCGAGGGCACCGCGCAGGCCACTA